GTGGTCTTGGCTTTGATACCATCCCATTTTTCCTTGACTGCCGCGCCGACCTTTCCGGCGAACTCTTTGATTTTATCCCAGTTCTTATAAATCAATACGCCCGCCGCTACGACTGCCGCCGCTATCGCTATAAAGGGTAAGAACGGGGCCATAAACGCTATTATACCGGGGAGCGCCGCCACCGCCGCACCGCCGACCGTTGCTATTGCACCACCTATGGTACCTAAAGCGGGGATTACTACCCCGACGGCGGATGTTATAGCGCCTATCGCGCTTACTATTTTTCCACCGATTACCAATACCGGGCCGATTGCCGCCGCAACCGCCGCGACCTTTACGATTAAGTCCTGCGTACCTTTGTCCAGTGACTGAAATTGATCTACCCATTCCTGCACCTTGGCTATCATCGGGCCGATGTACTGTGCGATGATTCCGCCGAGGGTATAGCCCAATACATCGAGCGAGGATTTCATTTTTTCGATAGAGCCACCGAACCCGCTCATCATGGCATCCGCCATTTCCGTGGTGGTTCCTGTGGTGGAGTTCATAGCCGTTTGAAGAGTGCCTAAATCACCGCCGAGAGCTTGTATCACTTGCTCCATAGTAGTACCGCTATTAGCCCACTCTAAAAGGTTTGTAGCGAATTGTTGAGCACTTCCCCCGCTTTGATGCAAGGCCGCCTCTAAATCCTCTTGAGATAGTCCGAGAGCTTGTAGATTGCTAGTCATGGTCTGCACTGATACGCCCGAGCTAGCCAAATTTGAGCTAAAACTATCAAACGATAGCGAGGCGCCCATTAACTGTTCGTTAAGCGCCGCCACGTCTGACGGGGCCGTATTTATAAGCGCCAACCACGGGGCCATTTGATTCTTTCCAAATATCGCCGAGGCCGCCGCTATCTGTTCGGATTCCGAAAGCGCCGCGAACGAGTCATGTAACTCGCTTTGAATTTGGACGGTACTTTTCATGGTACCATCGGTATTTGTAACGCTTATTCCGAGGCTATCCATAGCCGCCGCGCCGTCTTTTGCAGGAGATACGAGCCTCGCAAGTCCTGTTTTTAACGAGTTAGCCGCCTTGTCTGCCTCTATACCGTTATTTGCCATTATTCCGAGGTATAACGCCGCATCGTCTACCGCATATCCGGCGGATGAGAAAATAGGCGCCGCTACACTCATGGAGTCCGCTAGGCTATTAACGTCTAGCGCGGAATTATTACACGCCGACGCGAACACGTCCGCATAGTGTGATGCCTCGTCAAAACTACCATGAAAACCGTTTATAGTAGCCACGAGCCCCGCGGAAACTGTATCTAAATCTCCGCCCTCGCCCGCCGCTAGGTTCATAGCCGGGGCAAGTGCCGCCGCCGCCTCTTTGGCGTCCAGTCCTGCCCTTGCAAAGTTTAGCGCCGCCGTCGCCGCGTCGTTCATCCCGAAAGTGGAATTTGCCGCCGCTGATTTCATGGCGCTTTCGAGTATCTCCGCCTCCTCGGCGGTATTACCCATAGTCTTATTTGCTAGCACCATCGTTTTATCGACCTCGGCGTAACTCTGTACCATTTTGGTACCCGCCGCCACAATAGGCGCCGTAACCGCCACGCTCATGGTTGTACCAATGGCGCTCATCTTATCCCCGACCGCTTTTATCTTATCCCCGACCGCTGAGAACTTACTTCCAACTATATCAAGGGATGAGGGCATAGTTTTAAGCTCGCCCTCTAGTCTGTTGAGTTCTGCCGTTGCCTCGTTAACCGCCTGCGCCCATTTCTGCGTTTTTTGGTCGTCCTCGCCGTACTTCTCCGACGATTTCTCTAGCATGGAGTTAAGCTCGTTTACTTTGGCCTTTTGCGCGTCGATCTGCTTTGTTAAAAGCTCTTTTTGCGCGTTATTCTGTTTAATGGACGCGCCCTCTTTGTCAAAAGTCGAGGTGAGGGCTTTCATTTCTGAATTGAGCGTTTTTGTCTGCTGAATAATATTATTTATTTGTTTCCGATATTCGGCCTCGCCATCAATTCCTATTTTGGGCCCGATATTTACCGCCATATATTCACCTCAACGCTATTGCGTCCTCATATTTCCACGTTATTTTTTGTTTCGTGTCGGCGCCGTTGTAAATGGCCCTACACGCTAATAGGTCAAGAAAAAGCCCCCACTTCATCGTGAGAGCCTCTTCTATACCTAAATTGAGCTGATGCGCGTAAAAGATTATCCACGCCTCGTTTAACTCTATACTTCTTTTTTTTTGCCCTTTTTGTCTTTCGCCTCTACCGTTCTTTCGCTATCCCGGGTTATTACCTCGACTATAAGGTTTTCGAGTTCCCCTATCTCGTAGACTTTCATGTCGTACATATCGTCTAGCGTGAGCGGGATAGTATTATAATCGGCGTTGACGTTAACCTCTAGGCCCTGCTCTTTTCTCTTTGCGTATTCTGCGGAATTGCTTAATAATTTAAGGATTATCAAGACGTTTTTTATCCTGTCCTCCTCGCTACCATCAAAGAGAAGTTGTATGTTTTCGAACTTCTTATCTTTGCAAAGGTTCGCGATTTTAACGCGAGCCCTTACATCGAAAAGTAAATCCTCTTTTTTTATCATTTGGTTCTCCCTTAATTACGCCGCCGTTATTGATACGGTGTAAGTTGTTGTTGTCATGCCCTCGCCGCTTGCAACTACCACGAGTGTATTTGCTCCTGCCACGAGTTCGATGTTATCACCGCTTTCGATCTGTGCGCCGTTGAATGTTATTGCTACGTTAACGCCTGTTCCTGCCGTCACGCTGACCGCCTCGGTATCTCCGGCGCTACCGCTTGCCGTATATGCCGTAGTTCCTGCCGCAAAAACGGGGTCAAGTGTAAGTGTGCCAACGGTGAGCCCGGATATCTGCGCGATAGCCACGCCGCCGAGCTTTGCCTGTAATGCCGCAAGCGCCTCCGCCTCTGTGGCGAACGATGCGCCCTCGAACTTCCAATTATGGTTAGCGCTATCATCCCTCATAAGTGACGCGGTTAATGTGGTTGTCTGCCAATCGATCTCATCCTCCTGTGTGGCTCTCTCGCCCTGCGGGAGTGAAAACTTAACTTTTGTAAGGATGGTAGGCTGATAGGTTGTTACGCCGTCGCTCATCCATCTTGTTATAAAACCTACGCCGAGATACGGGAGTACTGCATCATCACCGAACCCCGTCCAACCGTCGGCGCCCGCCTCGGGAAGTCCAAATATAAAGCGCTCGGAGTTCATGAAAAGGCCGTCCACTTCAAATTCTACGGTACCGCCTGTAAATACTCCGCTTGCACTCTCTGCGGTTACGTTATCCGCATAAAAATTGTTGTCGTCGCTTGATTCGGGCTGTAAATTAACGTTTACGCCCCGGGCAAGCTGACGCGCCCCCGTATAGGTAACTACTCCGCCGTTTGCGCTATATCGCGCCACGTAAGGGAGTGAAAAACCAGTTGCAACTCTTCCTGCCGCCATTTTTTAGCCTCCTATTAACTTTTGAATTTCTGAATTAAGTTTTTCTTCCATCGTGGTTTCACACTTTGATTTAGTGGCCTTTGTCGCCCTGTCAACAAAAGGATTTTTCTTGCGGTATGAACTACCGCTATTTATCGACCTTGCGATAAGTGAGTTAGGCTGACCGTTGGGGTATTTCTTCGTCTTGTTGTTGTTATAGCCGTCAAATCCGAGCTTGACATTAAGAAAGCCGTTGTCGTTCCTCATGCCCGCGATACCGAAACCGTCTATCAAGCCTTTTTTTTGCGTTGAATTAACGACCCCGGAGTTATACTGATTACTCACGGGTAACGCCTTTATTTCGGCTTTTACGGCGTCCGCAACTACCCCGGCGCCCGCGCCTACGGCTTTACCTATTATCTCGTCGGTCATTCCTAACAAGGATTGATACTGCGCTATGAGATTATCGACGCCCTCAAACTGAAAAGTAGCCATAATCACCTCATATAGAAAGACCACTCGTAATGTATAAAGTGTGTGTCCTCTTCATACTGGACGCTATTAAGATTCCATGAAAGGTTTTCAATACCTTGTAAGGCGTCCTGTATATCATCAATCAAGGCGTCGTACTCCTCGAGCGTGAAAAAGTCTATTGTGCCGGATATGCCCTGCCTTTGCTTGCGGTTATCGGCATTAAAGGAGTTTTGCTCGCCGTCCTCCGCCCAAATTATGTACTTTTTCACGCCTTTGGGAGCGCTACGCCAATAATGGTATGTGTGCTCGGTGACTTGTGCCAGTGCCACGCCTAAAGGTTCGAGCCTATTCTGTAACGACGTCATAGTTTTCCTCCAGTCTTGACAGAGTGAAGTCTACCGCGCCCTCGTCTACGATCTCCTGTATGGCTGACACGCGAAACTGTGTGCCATCGTCGGAAACTACGTATATTTCGGGCTCTTGCGGGGCCTCGATGTTAAAGCACCGTATAAGCATGGATATAGACTGATTAGCACCCATCGCCGCGTATAAGCGGTTATATCCGACGGTTCTTTTTCTGTAATAGGCCGTCGTTATAGGTACTAACTTATCCACGGGCATACGCCCCGGGGTTGATATGTTCTGTAATTTACAGATTGTAACAATGCCCTCTCTATCCATCATTCGCCCCATGTTGTGAAATGTGAGGAAGTTATAAGCGTACTCTTTATCTCGTCGTATGACCTTTTGAACGACTCCGCAAAGTCCATGTTTCCATGATTCGCGTTATGAACCCACGCGCAATAAGTCTTTATTGCCCTCTGTATCAAGGGCTCGGCCTCGTCTAGGTTGGTAACGTCTGCGGTTAATCCTAAATCGTCAAGGGCCGCCGCTATGTTGTCCGTTATTTCCTCGTCAAACGCCTGCGACGTAATACCGAGTGATGCTTTTACTTTCTCTAACATATTTTCACCTCTTGCCCTTTTTAGCGGGCTTAACGGGCTCGTCCTCTACTACTACCGCCGAGGCGAAAGCAAGAAGCCTCTCGGCCTCCTGCTCGCTAACCTCTACGATGGTATCTTTAGGAAGATTAACCCGCGTGTCGTTAAGTATCTTAACCTTGCGCATATTAAGCTCCTGTCTTTGTGATAACTGCGAACCTACCGTTAGCGGTTACGCCGTGAGCCATCGGCAGGCGTCCAACTACCTTAACAAGATCCTGCTCTGCAAGTGAGAGGTCGTCATACTTGAAAGTGGGCTGATAACCGTTGGGGAAGTTACAAGACTCACCATCAAGGTCGCCGACTATTCCGACAAAGTTGGTGACACCGCTTGCGGGTGTGTCGTTGATATCTGACAGTGTATTGTTAAAGAGCACTGTCAAACCGTCGAACACGTCAAACCCGTAGTTAGCCTGCATAGCGAGGCCCTTATAGTAAGCGTAAGTTGCTTTATTGATGATAACCACGGGGTTTCTGGCCTCGTCGGAAAGCTTGGATATAGCGTTAACGATATCCTTGATGCCTGTGGTTTCAACGTGTGCCACTGATGCGGCACTAGTTGTTGCGGTTGTGGGCGCGCTTGTGATATCGTCTACCACCTTATCGGCGGCAAGCTTAACTATCCTGTACTCGATCTCGTCATACACATAGTCAAGAAATGCCTGTCCTTTCATATCCATAACCTCATCACTTATTGTGATGAACTTTTTAAGGGTCTTGGGTACGAGCTCAACGATACCGAGAAGTAACTTCTCCTCGTCGATTGCGCCGCTACCCTCGGTATGCTCTACGGCGGGGTCGGCTGAAAGCTCAAAACCTACTTTCAGATTTCCTGCGATGTTAGAGCGCCTAACTCTTGACATGATCTCGTCGTTATCCCATGCGGTTCTTATTCTATCCTCTACGTATGTAGGAACGGGTACGCCTGCGGTTCCTGTCTGTCCGCTGACATTATCCGTAAGAAGTGACCTACACTCGGTAGCGTCGCCAGTCTTAAGGTACTCGGCGTATGCGTTGATATACTCCTGTGATGCCCTAACCTCGTCAAGGGTCTTTACTGCTCTCTCTTCCATTTTCTCCACTTCCTTTCCTGCGCCCGATATAACGGCGTCAACTTTTGATTTTCTTTCGGCTATAATGGCCTGTCTGCGCTCCTCGAGCGCGGTTACTTCGTTGTTGAGCGCGTCAAGGTCTGCCCCGTCTGCGTTCATTTCCTCGGCTATTGCCTCGGCCCTTGCCTCTATTCCATCGAGGTCAAGTGCTTTGATTTCCTCATTTGTCATTTTTTCCACCTCTCAACTTTTCAAGTCTTGCCATGATTTCTGATTTCGTAGCCTCGCGGCGTTCGGCCTCTTTTGCGCTCTCCAGTGCCGCCTTTGCACTCTCCAGTGCCTCGGCGTCCGACCTTGCCTCTATGCTAGTCTGTTCGTATGCGGGCGCGGTAACGGCTGACACTTCGAAAACCCGCCCGATTTCTTTTATATGTCTTTTAGGATAATCAGAGGTTAAATCCTCCCATTCATCCCTAGTGACCGTAAACATAAATGACATTCCCGATATATCGCCCCGGGAAACTGCGCTATACAACGCCCTCGACGTGTCGTTGTGTTCGGTGTCGAGGTCGGCGCGGATATTAAGCCCGCCCTGTACCTTTTCAAGTTGCATGGTTGAATTAGCGTTGTTATTTCTTGAACGTGCGAGCGGTATCATATCGAGGTTGTGATTAACTAAAAACCTCACGTCCTTAAGGTCGGCGTTATCAAGTGCGCCCTCGTCTATGATTTCCTCATACATTCCCCCGATATCGGTTGACGCGCCAAACACTATCGGCTGACCTGTGATGTAGTCGCCGTGTTCCTCGTTCTGTTCGGCTCTTACTTCGCACTTGTAATTACGCAAAAATTTATCATTCATCGTTCTTTTCCTCCTGTATGACGTTTATTGTGTCGAGGTCGGACGCGTCCTTATATTCGCCTCTTATCGTCCTCAAATCGCCGCCCTCTACGTCCTCGTAGTTGAATAGCTCTCTAGCCTCGTTAATGCTCATTACGCCACGGTCTAGTAACTGCTGAACCATAGCCACCTTTTCGTTGACGGTCATATACTGCAAACGGTTAGCATTTGCCACGAACCGGGAGCCCTGCGCCCTTTCCCTCTCGGAAAAAATCGCTTTTGTCATTACTTCGCTAAACTGGATAGCAAACGGCTCAATAGCCCCATTAAAAAAGGCGTCGAGCTCGTCGCTCTTCGCCTTGTTTTGCAGGATATTCTCATTAACGCCGAAATAGTTATACACGTTAGTTCTGATGTATTCCATCTGTGAGGCGTCTATGGTGTAGGCGTCCGTCTTTATCTGCTGAATATCCTTGTAGGTATTCGGGAAAAGTAACAACCCTCCGCCCTTGGCGTCCTTTGAAAAATTCTCCTCCGTAAAGCGGTCGCGTTCTTGTACTAGGTCGTCATGCTTGGAGAAGTTTGTTAACTGCGCCATAAATCTATATGTTTGCGAGTTCTTAACCGCTAGCTTGATGCCCTGTCTTTGGATATCCACGAGTTTTATAGTATCGTCTAGGGCGTCGTTATTCGTGCCGAAAAAGTCCGATTTATACTGAAATTTCGTTAAAATCCCGCACTTCCTCAACTCGACCGCCGCGACCTGTCCACGACTAAAGGCATATTTTAACCACGCCTCGCCATCATACTCCACGATCGAGCATTTTTCGGGTAGGAGAGGATAGTAACCCGTTATCCGCATATCCGCGTCAAATACGGGCGCTATAAAACACGTTGACTGATTATCGAGAATAGTTGAAACCCGATAAAGGAACTGCGACCATGTTTGCCACTGGTTCGGGCCCTGTTTTAGCTTGCTCTGTAAAGATAACTGCGCCGTGCCGTGTATGTCTGCCTTTAACTTGGATATGTGACGCGCCCGGGCGTCTATCGCCGCCCTTACTAGCTCGTACTCATAGATAGCACCGCGCCAACTGTGAAAAACGGGCTCGTAGGCCGTCAAAGTGCCAAAATACCTCTTGGCCTCGCGTAATGCCTTTATTGATTCTATTGCGTCTTTCGGTCGAAATATCCTATCAAACAATCCCATCTCTCAACCCTCGTTCATTAGTTGCGCCCCTATCTCTTGCCACCATTTCTGCCTAACGGTCATAGCATCTAAAAAGGCCGCCATGCCGTCTATGTGGGCGTTTTTATACATCTTGATTAGCTTGCTTTTTGCTGATTCCGCGTCAATCTTTAGAGCACTGTCTAAAAAGTGAACTTTTAACAAATCATTATCGCCGATATGCACGGAGCCATTTTTTATCATGCCCTCGGCCTCGTTAATCACTGGCGTTAGGTTATAGCCTTGGAAAACGTCGTCCATGTGGAACCCGTAGCCCTGCATGGTCTGCGTTAACTGTAAAGCGTTGTAGCGATCATAACCGACTTGTAACGGGAGTATTTCGTAGTCCTCCACTAACGACGTGAACCATTTATAACAGTCCATATAATCTACAAAATTATCCCCGGACGCCTCCAGTAGTCCGCGTTGCATGTAAATCTTATACGGTAGCCCGTCGCGCTCCGTGGCCTCGTCTATCTTCTCCGCCGGGAGATAAAACTTTGTAAATACATACAACTCGCCGTCGCGCTGAATAACGATACATGCCGCCGTTAGGTCTGTCGTTCGGGATAGGTCAATCCCGCCGACGCAATAACACCCGCGAAAATCTTCGAGGCTTAACGGTTTTCCGCAACACTTCTCTACCGCTTGCGTTGATAGCCACGCCTGCGAGGAGTTCTGTTTTATATTGCAGTATTTCGTTAGAAATTCCGCTTTTTTGCTTAACGAGCCCTCGGCTATCGCTATTTCTTCCAGTAGGTAGTCAACCGAAACGGAAACGCCTAAATTTGGGTTACTTTTTTGTAACTCGTTAATATCGTTCCACTTCGTAATGTCGTCTATGGTATACAAAAAAGGGAGTAACCGAGTTTCCCGGCTATCCCCTAGTAAATAACGTGTGGCCCTTTTAATGAGTTCGTCGTATATGCCCTCGTTTTCATATCCTGCGGTGGATATTGAAAGCAATAGAGGTTGTTTACGTGCGCCTAGAGCACTTTTCAACACTTCATACTGCTTTAGGCCCGCGTCGCCACTCCATGAGGCTATTTCATCACACGAAACAAAAGACGGGTTAAGCCCGTCCGATTTCTTTTGACTAAACGCTAACGGCGCCGCCGTCGTGTTGGTCGATTCTATGTATATATCCGTCCGGCGCTTTTTGGTCATGGCGTCCAGTTCGGGCTCTTTGCTTATCATTTGATAGAAAGCATCGTAGCATAGCGCCGCCTGTTGGAGTTTGGGAGCGATAAAGTAAAGCCTGCCCCCGTATTCCCCGTCCGCGTATGCCATGTATTCGGCTATCGAGGCGTCGAAAAGCGTTTTACCGTTCTTCCTGCCCTC